CTGGGGCCGATCCTTTGTGGGGCTCGGGCGAAACACCCCTGGATACGGATAGCGTTGCCAGCGGCACATCGACAGCATGGCAGGCAGTTTCTGTAAGTTACACCAATGCGACCGCACTGGCGAAGCCGATTCTGATTCGTACACTAGCTAAGCGTGCTAGTGGGGATGTCTACTTCGGCTGGGTGGAAGACAAGGATTACCCCGCAGTGGGTGACGTTAAGCTCGACGTAAGTTTCGATCACGGTTCTACTGGCACGCTGGTACCTGACCAGTTCGGCCGGTGCCGATATGACTTTTCTTGGTAAGGGGATGAGGATGAACAGAACGGAGAAGAGCCTATTAGTCGTTGCCGTGTTCCATATGGCGGTCCTAGCTCTCATTATCGCCCTGTTTACGGGGTCTGAGTCTACGTATGTCACCAGGGTGGTTACAAAAACGGTTAGGGACACAGGCATTGCCGATCAGGTAGAGAAGGTACGCGGCGCTGTGGTGCATATCTACAAGAAGGGTGTGTGCCAGGGCTCTGGCTGTCTGTTGTCCGCCGATGGGGTTCTCTTTACCGCGAAGCATGTCACTGATGGCGTTCACGGGGACTATGAGGTACGGACGGATGACGGCCGTATCCTGCCTGTCAAGTATGCTATTGAGGATAAGGACAACGACGTTGCGTTTATGCTGCTGGATCTCGAACACGCCCGGAAGCCCGGACCCCAGTGGGCACCAGCTGATGGCCTTGACACTAAGAATTACGTAGAGTACATGCAGAAGCCCGATCTGCCCTATGCTGTTCTGGCCAGTGAGGATTCTCTGCGGGCTGGTGACCGGGTCTTTATCATGGGCAGCCCACTCGGTATCTACAACTTCAACAGCGTCAGTCTTGGTATCGTCGCCGCCCGGGGTCGTGACCTGTACAACCGCAGCGGGTGGGAGAGCTGTCAGCGGTATGACTGGCGCGTGATGCTACAGTCTACGTCACCCGCTTTCCCAGGAAATTCTGGCGGACCAGTCTTCGATCTAGACTGCAATGTGGTCGGCGTTCTCGTCGCGGGCGAGGCAGAAACGCTCAACTTTAGCGTGCCAGTCAGTCGGTTTTCAGGCACCATAGATACGGTTCGGATGTGGCTTTCCCTGTGCCGATTCAACGTGGTCAAGGAGGATGAGCAGGAGACATTCAACGTCGCCTACGAGATGCAACAGTTGGCGAACGCTATTGATGAATTGAAATAGTACTGAGTAAGGGGAGCCAAAAGCTATGAAGTGCATGAACGGCAACATCATAATTGTACGCGGCGAGAACCAGAGCGAACGCAAGGGAATTATTCTGCCAGAGGCTGCTCAAGAGGAGAGCAACATCGGCGAGGTCATCTGTATTGATGAGAGCATCAACACGATAGATGTCGGGGACACGGTTTTAGTGCCGCTCCTTACGATGATGAGGGTTCGGCAGACCCATATGTTTGACTTGGTCGTTGATGGCAAGAATGCATTGGTTATTAGTGCTGATGATATTGCCGTGATTTGGCGGAAAGATGAACTGAACACATCGGAGACGGAGGGTGGGTGATATGAGCGTCAAGGGATCGTGGAAACGTAAGGACCAAACCACTCGCAGGGAACAGGATCTCCGTGACGCCTATGCGCACGGCGGTATGACGTTCGCTACTTTTGAGCGCAAGTATAAGGACCTACGGCGACGTGGCCTGATCACGCGGAGTGGAAAGAGCGTACGACACAGGTAGTCGCGGCCCTCCCCCCAGTGGCCTTACGCGGTGGGAGCCGGGTCGCGTCTGCTTATCTACTATGAAACCGATACGAACACACACATTCCGACTTGGCCGATACCACGTAGAGGAGGCCAATGGCCTGTACGGGTGTTGCGACTTACCTGGCAACGATGATAGGCTAGACATGATCATACAGAGCGGCGGCACACTGTCGGCCCTGGACACGGCAGTCCATGAGGCTATGCACGCAGAGGGCGTCCCTACTACGCTGGTACACGGCGGGACACCTGATCGTATCGCCCGATTCCTGTGGCGACTAGGTTGGAGACGAAATGGCTAAACGAGGACGAAAACCAAAGGGAGCCGAACCCCACCCCCACGGCGATGATCTCCGCGAGCTTGGTAACAAGCAGCGAGCCGGGCAGGCCCTGTCAGAGTTGATCCGATCAGTGGGCACGGAACTCACTGAGATAGTTCAGGACACTAGCGCTGGCACGCCGGGCCCCCCGCGGATCATAAGCAAGGCCGAGGCGTTGGCGCGGCAGTGTTGGGAGCGGGCTCTACCGTCGACTGACGAGGATGGCACCGTCACGCCAGGCAGTATTGATTATGTCAAAATTGTGCTCGACCGCTCGGACGGTCGACCGGGCTCGAACGACGGCAAGGCAGATGACGACGGAAAAGAGTCGGTGCCGGAACGTGTGTCGAGATTAAATCGCGAGAGGTTGAACACGATGGCTGCGGATGTCACAGGGGACGTTGATGGCAACAGTCAAGCCACAGCTTAGCACGCCATTCCCTTCTGATCGGAAGGTATGGACATGCCCGCACACAGGTCTCGTGGTGCCGGTCACAGATGGGGGTAATCGTGAGTACCGGGAGAAGCTACTGCATCGGGCTGAGAAGGACCCTGTGCTACAGCGAGACCTTAAGGCTGCGTGCAGGATATCTCCGATCCTGTTCTTCAACGCCTTCATCTGGACCCTGCATGAGCAGGAGGTATCAGAGGTTACATGGGGAAACATGCCCGCCAAAGTGGCGCTGCACCCGTGGATATGCTGGGTTCGCCAGGAAGAGATGATAAACTTCATCTGGGATCAATTCCGGGGCGGCGAAGACGGGCTCATTGACAAGTCGAGAGACCTTGGGGCATCGTGGTTGTGTGCAGGCTTCCTGCACTGGCTGTGGCTGTTCCGGCCGAACACGCAGCTGAGGGAGATGTCACGTGTAGAAGACCTCGTGGACAGTCCGATATCGAAGTCGTTGTTTTTCAAGCACGACACGATAAATGCATACCTCCCCAGCTGGATGTGTCCACCTGGCGTGTTACGCAGGGGTCGTGACAACCGCACCAGTATGCGAATTCACAATGTGTTGAACGGGTCCACAATCGCTGGGGAGAGCACGAACAAGTCGGCGTTTACTGGTGACCGGGCAGCTCTAATTTTGCTAGACGAAATGAGTAAGATGGACAACGGGGAGAGCATCATGCGATCCACTGCCCCGGTCTGTCCATGTCGGATCGTGAACTCAACAGTCGATTTGCCTGGTTCGGCTTACTCGAACTGGAAAAATAGCGGGCGGATCAAGGTGTTTCCACTGATGTTCTGGGATTCCCCGGCTAAGGGCAGGGGTCGATTCATTTTGCAGGATGACGTTACCAAGGACTACAGAATCACGTCACCCTTCGCGGAGCACGAGATCGCCCGATGCGGGTGGAAAGAGGTTGCCAAAGAGCTGTACGCGATGGAGGGTGCCGTTGGTGACACCTTCTTCACGAACACTGAGATCGACGTGCACGCGGCTATGTACGCGCGTAAGCCTAGCACGACGCTGAACATATCGCTACGCAAGAAGATATCGAACGAAGAAGCATCAAAATTGTTGCTTCGTCGCCGGGACCTCAAGGCCATCCGATTGACTAGAGATCCGAAGGGTGAGCTAAGCGTCTGGGTTCCGCTTACAAAGGGGCGACTAGATCAGACCAAGACGTATACGATAGGCATCGACCTATCAAGAGGGCAGGGCGGTGAGACTACAACCGAGTCCGTTGCCTCGATCCGGTGCGACCAGACGGGCGAGATCGTCGCGAAGTGGGCTAGTAAGACTAGTCCGCCATACGATGCCGCGCGAACTATCGCCGCTCTGGCCGTATGGGTTGGAGGTGCCGCACCCCGCCACCTGCCGTTCATCGTCTGGGAAATGAACGGGCCGGGGTGGGACTTTGGTCACGTGTTCATCAAGCAGATGAAGTACCCGTTCTACTACCGGGACGAGACCATTGGCCAGGTGGTGACGAAGAAGACGGCGAAGTATGGTTGGCACTCCAGCCGTGAACGCAAGAACCTGTTGCTGCGGGAGTACGAGCGCCAACTGCGTGAGGGCAAGGTCATCAACCGCGATAAGCAGAGCCTTGACCAGACCAAGACATACATCACGTACCCGGGTGGCAAGGTTGGTCCCGCGGAGTTGAGTGACAAGAGTGCGGCTGACTATCTGGGGCATGGCGACAGGACTATCGCCGATGCTCTGACGACGCTCAATAAGGCGAAGCTAAAGCTACGCACGAACTACTCTGATGCCCCGGATGCAACGTGGGAGCACAGGTTCAACAAGTGGAAACAGGCGTCAAAGAAACCCAAGGGCTGGCAGAAGCCGTATTCGTTTAAGTAAGAGGCACCTATGTCCCGATCACTGACTGCACAGAAACTCAGCGAGAGCGCCCTGGAAGGGTTCAAGCGGTTCGAGCGATTCCGTAAGGCCCGGGCGTATGCTGTCAAGGAATACATCGGCGAGTATATGGCCAAGGAGCATGGCATGACTGGCGAGCGGCCGATCAATCTGACGTTCCTCGCCATCCGTGCGTTGGTTCCGAATCTCGTGCAGAAGGACGGGATGACCAAGGTGCTCACCAAGATTCTGCAGCAGCGAGAATATGCGGAGAAGATGGGGCTCGCCCTTAGCGATCTGCACGAAAAACTGAAAATGCACAGGATAGTACGCGCGGCTATTGTCGACATGGCCCTTGGTGGCCTGGCAGTATTCAAGACATCGCTTGACTACACCGGCAGCATTGTAGAGGATCTTGGTGTTGACCCGATGCAGATTTACACACAGCGGATCAGTCTCGATGACATGACGGTCGACCCACTGTGTCGCGATTTCAGCAAGGCAAATTTCGTCGGACACCGCATCCATATCGAGCGAGCCCGGCTTATGAAGATGGATGGGTGGGACAAGGACCTGATCAGACGACTCCCCCGTGCGGGCACGAAGCACGACAGCGGCGAGAGGGCTGAGGCACTTACGCAGCAGGACCCGCAGTCTATGACGTTCAACGCTTGGCAGGACTACGTCAATATCGTTGAGATATGGGTACCGGAGGCCGAGTCTGTTTGCTACATCCCCGATCCAGAAGAAGCCGTGATGCAGGACTTCCTCAATACACAAGAATACTACGGTCCACCCGATGGGGCTTATACGTTCGGCTCTATCACGCAGCCCGTACCTGATAACCCGTTCCCGGTCGCACCCGTTGGCGTGTGGCGCGATCTCGGGGACATGGCAAACCGCCTGTTCAAGAAGGGTATGGATCAGGCTGATCGTCAGAAGAACGTGGGGCTCTACAACCCCGCGAATTATGATGCGGCCATGGCGGTACAGGATGCCATCGACGGTGAGTGGGTGGCCAGTGAGGACCCGAACGGTGTCAACGTTGTGTCATACGAGGGCGCGAACGAGAACACCATGCAGATGACGCAGAACCTGTACGGATGGTTCAATCTTGTGGCTGGTAATCCGGACATGATGAGTGGGTCCGCGATCAATTCCGACAAGGCCACTGGCCAGCAGATTTTGCAACAGAACGCATCCGTCAGTACTGGCGACATGCGGGACATGATCTACGACATGACTGGTGAGATATCCGGCAAGCAGGCTTGGTTTCTGCACAATGACGACCTGATGTTCCAGCCTGGGCAACCGGGAATCCCGCTGATCAAGCGGCTTCCTACCGGCGAGGAGCAGCAGTTGTACTTGACCCCGGACGACAAGACTGGCAGCATAGAGACGCTTGGGTTCGAGATTGTGCAGCGGTCCATGAGTAAGATGGACCCGGTAGCCCGCGAGCAAGCTGTGTCGTACTTCACGTTGAAGGTGTTACCGCAGGCGTTCAGTGCATTGTCGCTCGCTATGCAGGCTGGGCAGCAGTTCAACATCTCGACGTACTTGTCCAACGTGGCTGAGGATATGGGCATTGCAGCTATCGCCGATGGCATCTGGACGGACCCGGGGTTCCAGGCTCGTATGCAGTGGCACGCGGATATGCTGGGATCACCGAAGAAGAGTAGCGGTGACGGCACACAGAACGGTGGTCTGCCTGTAGGTGGTACTCCGCCGGGCACGCCCACAGAGCAATTTAATCAGTCGGCCCAGGCCACAGCGGCCATTGGGCAGCAAAACTTGAATCGTAGAGGTATGTGATGAAGGCATTATTCAGTACACCTAGAAGTATAAAAGCAGCGTCGAAGGCAAAGGCGGCGGCGAAGGCCAAGGCGAATGAACGTGGCAAACCTCGTGATGTTGGTGAGAAGTACGAGGTAAAGCGGCGGCTCAAGAAGAAATATCCGCAGATGTACAAGGATGGGTGGGGCGATCCCACTAGGAGAGACCGTACTGCTAGTACGGTTAAGGGGTTGCGTGCCGCTGGTGTGTCGTCAAAAGAAATGCCTACTGACGAAGAGCGGAACAAACGTAAGGGGAAGGAGTAAATGGCTATCTACATTTATAAATGCCCGGAATGCTCTGGCACCAGTGAAGTCGTCAAGCCAATGGCCGAGTCCGACCGCCCGGAAGTGTGCCCTAACTGTGGCCACCCGATGCGTAAGGACTTCTCAGCCAACACCCCGACAGTGTACCAGAGCGGCTACAGCCACGACCTGCACTCGGACGCGCTGGCCATCCACCCGTCGCAACGCGCGGAGCACCAGGGGCGGTACCCGGACGTTAAGATTGACAGTCTCAACCGCCCTGTGCTTACCTCAGTCAAGCAGGCTGATAAGTACTACGAAGGCCGCGGTATCGTGAAGGCGGGCGGAAGAAAACAGCTAATCTAAGGGGAACCAAGCATGAGCAAAGAACACGAAGAGCAACTAGCGGCGGAAGCCAAAGCAGTAGAGGACATGACGACCGCTATTGATGAAATCGATTTTGACGGAGGCATTGCCCTCGCGGGGGAACCCGCGACGCCTACCCCCGAGCCCGACGACAACGAACCGGAAGCTGACGGAGACCCTACCCCCGACCCCGAGCCCGAAGATGAGCCCGCGGACGGGGAAGCCGATCCTGATCCTGACCCGGACGATGACGACGATGCCGGGGAAGCCGACAAACCAGCACTGTCTGATAGTCATTATCGCGCTGCCCAGCGTATGGGCATGACAGCAGAAGAGATTTCGGGACTGTATGACGCATCCCCGGCCCTTGCGATTAAGACAATCGCCAAGTGCCATGAGATGGTTAACGCCGAATCGAAGCGGCTAGGTGATCTCGGTAGAGCCGCACAGAAGGCTCAGGCTACACCTGAGCCCGCACCACAGCCCGTGCAGCCAAGTAGTAAGGTTGCTGATCTCATCACCAAAGTGAAGGACCACTATGGGGATGACGACCCCATGGCTGAGGTGTTGACTACGCTGTTGAAGGATCGCCCACAACCGCAGCCTGTGGCTGAGCCGCAGGTGCCGACCCGGTCAGTTGAGGATGAGATCGCTTCGCGTCAACAGATCGGTACGTTTTTCGGATCGCCTGATCTGGAACCGTACACTGAGTTGTACGGAGCGAACGAGTCTGTCATGGGCAACTGGGATCACCTAACGCCCGGGCAGAAGGCAAACCGGATTGAGGTGTGCAACCGCGCTCAACTCGTACTATACGGGGCAGCGGCGGCAGGGATGGAAATGGGTACCGCGGAAGCCTTGGAGCGCGCTCATTTTGAGATCGCTGCACCCATGGCTGAACAGGTGGTCCGTAACCGGATCAGCAAGTCAGCCAAGAAACGAGAGAAGGGTGTCACACTGAGGCCAAGTGGACAACGGTCATCGGAGCGTTCCGGTGGTGAGCACAACAAAAAAGAAGCAACTGCAGACATGGGGCAAGCACTGAAAGCAGTATTCGGTAAGTAGCCCTTGAGGAGTATAACATGAGTTACACCTATGATCAACTGGCGGGCTTGGTTGCCACGGTTCACACCAAGTACCCGAAAAATGAACTTACGGTCACCTGGGACGACAACCGTTTCGAGGCTGCCCGTATTTTCAATACGGATAGCATCAAGAAACAGGGCGGGACCACGATTACTGGTAAGGCTATGCTAAGCGAAACCGGGAATGCCCGCTACGTCGGCTACTACGAGGTCGATGAGCTTTCTCAGGGTGAGGAAATTGTTGAGTTCACGATGCCGTGGTGTCGCATGACCGCGAACTGGTCCTGGGATGAGCTTGAGATCCTGCAGAACAAGTCGGACCCCGAAGGCTTCATCGATCTTGCGAAGGTCAAAGAGACGCAGGCCCTGTGGAACATGGCCAAGCTGTTCGAGGAAGCCCTGTGGCAGGCCCCGACCAGTGCGACGGACAACAAGTACCCCCGCGGTATCCCGTACTACATCCGAATGCTGGATGCGGACGCTACTGATGGCGGCGACTATTCCGGGCAGACGATTCGCTATCGAAATGGAACTACCGGTACTGTGTGTTCGGGTATCGACGCCGCTACGTATCCGACGTGGAAGAATTGGGCCGACACCTACACGGCGGTCGACAATGCTCTGATCAAGAAGCTGCGTACCGCGTTTCTCTACCGCGAGTTCAAGGCTCCTCTGGGTGCCACTGCGTTTGAAGTTCGCAAGTCCGCGAAGTCTCGAATCTACACCGGCCGCCCGAACAAGGCCGAGATGTTCGACTACCTCGATGCCAAGGATGATGTCCATACGACCAAGGAAGCTTTTGGCCGCATGGTCGTCACCGAAGGCACGGACATGATGATCAACAGTGTCGATGTCATCGGTATCAAGAGTCTCGATGCCGCGACTGATATTGTCACTGGTGACTCGACTGATCCGTGGTACTTCGTTGACCTGTCGATCTTCCAGCCGGTCGTGTACTCGGGCTACTGGATGAACACGATGGGGCCGGTCCATGGCGGGACGAAACAGCACACAGTGTGGACTTTATTTAAAGACGGGGCGCACAATATTTGGTGTGACGACCCTCGTTCCGCCGGATTCGTTTTGCACAAAGCGATTACAAGTTAAGCAATAGTAAGCACTTAGGGGAATGGTCGTGACAAAGAGATGTCCAGATTGTGGAGAGACAAAGTCAACAACGGAGTTCGGCAGCGACCGGACCCGCGGAGATGGCTTGTATGCGTACTGTAAGATTTGCCGCGGTGTCCGTGATAAGGTCAACGGTAAAAAATACCGTCAGACCAAGAAAGGCATGCAAGTGCATCGCGCGGCCCAGCTTAAGCATAAGTATGGCATCACTCTTGAGGACTACGATGCAATGTTTGAGTGGCAGCAGGGTGCTTGTGCTATCTGCGGTGGCCCCCAGCTGGGTAAGCCAGGTAAGTACTTCGATGTCGACCACAACCACGTAACAGGTGAAGTACGCGGTCTGTTGTGCCGCACCTGTAATCGTATGCTGGGGCTGGTCAAGGAGGATACGACCGTTCTGATGCGTATGATCAATTACCTCAACGAACAACACAAAGGAGCATAACCATGAGTCTAGTAGTGAAATACAATGGCGCGGGGACGGCCGGGCAACCGAGCCCGAGCATCTGGGGTGATTGCCCCATCGAGAAGTCCTTGATCGCGCCCGACGAACTGACGTACGTGTGGGACACGTTCACCATGAACTTTGTTGCCAGCGCCACTCAACTCGGTCCCTGGTACGTGGTCGGTACAAACCCCGACACTGCCTTTGTGACCGATGAAGCTGATGGCGTTATCAACATCAGCGGTAGTGGAGACGCGGATGACGAGGCATACATCTGTTCCAACATGCTGAGCAACGAAGTCCTCAAGAAAAACAGCAACAAGCGTCTGTGGTTCGAGGCCAGTATCAAGGTCCTTGACGGAGACGCTGATGCCTCAATCATCTGCGGTCTCGGCGAATCCGCCCTCGTGGCAGCTGATGCTATCGCGGATGACCCCACCAGCTACCCCACGGCTGCCCTGGCCGACTTTGACTTTATCGGCTTCATGGCTGGCACTGATGGCACCAACATGGGCGGCATCGACACTGTGTATCACCAGGACGGTGATAGTGGCACAGTCACGGTTGTTCAGGCCGATGTGGTGACGAACACCGCAGGGACCACCACGAATGACGACGTTTACAAGAAACTTGGAGTCAAGTTCGATGGCAAGTCGACCGTGACGTTCTATGTCAATGGCACAGCGTGTACCACTACGCTCGACATTGACGACCTGACCGGCGACAAGCTGGACGATGCCCTTGGTATCATCATCGGCATCAAGGATGACGTCGGCGGGGCTGGTGACATGCAGATCGACTGGGTCCGGTACGCAAACGACAAAGTCGCGTGCGGCAGATAAGGAGGCCACATGGCTTTTCAATACAAAGAATTGCAGGATATGGAGCACATCCCGGCACCCGCCGGGATTGCGGCTCCGCGGACCCAACATGCTACAGAGGACGGTATCACTGATTGTTACGGCACCACAAAGCCGGTGGATACTACGGCCGGGTACGCGCCCGACTGTACATTCAGAGATGTAAGCAATGGTGCCCGGTACCTCAACGAGGGCACGGCTTTGTCGTGCGACTTCAACCAGGTAGTGACGGTGGAGAACATTGACTCTGTTGTCTCGGCCGCAGAAGTAGTGGCCCATATCGAGGCCACTGAACTGGCCGGTCTTGCTGCTGGCCGAATGTCAAGTCCGCTTATCTGGGACACCTGCCCATGGCTACAGTTCCAGCTGGGGTCAGACGATGGACTGACGTACTTCAACGACTTCCACGACGGTAACTACGTGCTGGCTAATGGCCAG